TTATTGGTTAAAGCATTCAGGTTCGATCAGGTTCAAATCCTGCATATCATTTAAAAACTTCTGAGCATAACGGATGGTGTTTTCTGTTCTGAATTTTGCTGGTTCGTTTTGCAGATATTTGTAATAGTTGGATTTTTTGAAATATTCCCAAGCATTACCTTTGGTTAAATTTTCGTAAGAATTTTTGATTAATTCTTGTTTGATTTGATCTTGAAAATTTTGCATTTTTTTCCTTGTTTTTGATTGAGTCGCCACATGGCTTGAACCCAATGAACACTTCGTTTGAAACAGTTATCAAGTAGAATAATCAACTATCTTCACTTAGTGCAGCTCTCTTCAAATTCTTGATTAAAATTGTCGATTTGGCGGAGGGTTTCTTCGGACATTGTGTCGTATTCTTCTTGACTCAAAGTGATGGGATTTGCCCACAAACAAAAGCTATTTGCGGATGTATTTTTGCATCCGGCGCTTAACAGCAGAAATATCATCGCTACGGCGATTTTCTTGGCGTTTTTTTGATTCAATTGCATCAGTAAAATCTTCTTCGAGCTGTTTGGTTTTTTGGGATTTTTTGCCGTAAAAATTGCCTAAAGTAAAAATGGCAATCATCGCACCAGCAATTGCTGCCAGTCGCGCTAGTAAGTTTTGGATCATTTTTTATTTTGTCTTAAAAGTTCGAGTAATCCTGAACCGATAAGAGTTGCACCAACATAAACCATCGTGTCGGCTGAGTTATTAAGCTGATCAAAGGATATTGCCGTCACATGACGAAGCCCGTAAATGAACAGAATAAATTTCATCAAAGAACCAACCAAAAGACAAAATGCTCCCGCTAATCTTTTTGACGATTTGTTGCCGCTGCAATCTTCTAAAAATTTGCAAGCCATGTTTAGTCTTTTGCTAATTCAAAATGGGGTAAGTCGTAAAAATTTTGATCTTTCAAATCGTTGTCAGAATCCCAATCGCCGCCCCAGAGAATTTTGATGTTGAGCATTTGAGCAATTCCCTGAACTCGGCCGGCAAAGTGGTAAAAACGGTTTTTGTCATTCCAATCAACTGGCCATGGCGCAACATCAACTGCGAGCGATGGATTTTGATTGTGCTTACCGCCTGATTTAATTTTTGATTTACCAGCGTTGAATGCTTTTAGTTGATCTTCATCTGATCTGTAACCTTCAATGATGGTGCAGTCATAATGCTTGATCACTTCGTTAAAAAGTTTCTGCAAATCTGGGTGACAAGTCGATAATTTTTTGAGTGAATCTTTTCCAAATTGCGGCATAAATTTTGATTATTTGAGTTTGATATGATCACCAAGAAGAGAAATAAATCCGGCGGTTAAAATGGTTACGAAGCCGATTACGATGCACTTAACCAAAATTCTGAAGCTGTCCTTCTTCGCCATGCGAAATGCTTTTAGAAGCTCACGCAAATCACGAATATCAGTTGGCGCGTTTTCATCATGAAGACCAAGTTCAGTTAAGGCTTTTTTGGCACCTTCTTTGGAAGCCTGCTCAAGCAGCAATTCCAATTCACATTTCGTGATGATGAATTCTCCATCGTCAGATTTTTTAATTTTACTCCACATCGGATAGTTTGATGATTGCGGTTACTTGAGTTGTGAATCCTTGGTCAGTAAGCGAATGGTTAACGCTCGTGATGATCCAATTTTTGTTTTTTAGGTATTTGATGTCGGTGAAAGTGATCTTGTTTTCGGCGCTGAGTTTTGGATTTCCTGTGGTGGAAAAATTTAAGTTTTCTGCACCGCGTTTAAATTCAGCGAGTTTGGCTTTTGCAGCGGCAAGCGCTCGGTCAGCACTGACAAATTTATAGCGCATCGTGTATGCTGGATCACCAGTTCCGGCAAAAACATTTTCTTCTTTTCCGGTAGCAAAATTATGCCACTTAGCAATTACCTTGCCGAATTTTTCCATATCGGAAACACGCAGTTTCCAATCAGAAATTTGCGTAGCAGAAAACTTTGTTGTCGGCAGTTCTTTGCCATTTTCTGAAACGCTGATGCCTCTTCTGAAAAATAATAATCTTCCCAAAGACAGCTTGGCAAAAGCACCATAGCTTTGCGCCAAAGTGTTCAGGAAAGATATGTCGCTTTCGTCAGTTTGATCTAAGTGCGAGATGTAAATTTGTTTGAAATACTCATCTATCGCCGCCTTGAAACCATGGTTGTTGGCAATTGCGGTAATGATTCCAACCAGCGTGTAGCCGTGCCAAGATTTACTCTTTGGTGCTTTGATTTTTTTGCTTAGATTTTTGTCGAGAGTGTTGCTTGCCTTGCCAGTAATTCGTATCTGCAAAGGTGGCGATGAAACTTCAACATCATCAACGATATAGCTTCCCATCTTGGTCAGTGGCTTGTCTTCATAACCAAGAGAAACTTCAAGCACAGCACCGCGTGGCGGTATTTCCAATTTCTCGTCACGATTATCGAGAAGAATTTCACAAGTATCAGAAACTAAACCAGTTTCGTCAGTGACATTAATTGAAACCAATCTTTGAGCGATTAACGCTGTGACATCTTTTTTATCGGCAGTAATTTTGAATGCTGGATTCACGACCAAAGTTTAACGCTTTCTGTTTCTTCTGCTAAAGTTAAATCCGGCAAAATAATTTTTACGCCGGCGGCAAAAATACTGCCGAGTTCTGCAAGGTGACGATTAGCTTCTAAAACTTTTTCAACGATGCCAGTCGTGCTGCCGTAATACTTCCAGCAGATTGCATCAAGCACATCACCATCTTTTGTGACATAAGTGATCATATTGATTTAACGATGTTTTGGATGATTCCCTTAACTCCAGGCTTTGCATCTTCGCCATAACGCTTAAGACTAATTGAAAATTCAATTTTAAGTGGTGCGCCGTCTTTCATAAAAACGCTTTGATTTTCTGAAATTTTGACAATGCACCATTTACCAAAAGCGTTGCCGTTTCCTGAAATCAAATACAGCGGTTTGCCAATTCCGGCTTCAGCGCGCATCAACGTAACCTGACGCAAACCTCCTTTAAAGTGCGGATAAATCACACCATCAAGATCAATGGTTTCCACGCCAAATCCTGTGAATTGCAAAGCTGGATCAGCACCGATTCTATTAACTTCCTGCCAACGATATTCACTTTGTCTTTTGAGACTTTGAAAAGCGGCAGAGCTGATCGCAAAACGATAAGCACCCAGAATCATCATCATGTTGATTCCTAGCGCGCTGTTTAGATTCAGCTTGCCGCCAAGGTTTTTAAAGGAATCGAAAATCATTGATCGTAGTTCAAAGCGAGTTTTCTTGCGGATAATTTTCTGAAAGTTTCATCAATTGCGATTCGCACCTGATCAGCGATTTTTCTCTCATCCATATTGCCGCCAGCGTTTATTGTGATCGGCGCAGAAATAGAAATTTGTTGCGATCCATTGCCGCTTGTCGGAGCTGCAATATTTGGCATTTCAAAAGATGGAATTTTGCCAAAATCTCTTTTGCCTGATTCAAGATTGTTAACAACATTTCCAACTGCTGAAGAGCTTGGATTTTTTACATCAGAATTTCCTGCGACAAAATTCCATGCTTTTCCTGCAACACTGGTGATCGAACCAACAACTGATTTTAAAGGTTCAACCAGCTTCATCACCCAATCAAAAGCAGTTTTCACCCAACCGATAATTCCGCTAAAAATATTCTTAAAAAATTCACCGAGCGGTTTCCAATTTCTAATTATTAAAAATGCCGCTGCAGCAATTCCAGCAATAATCCAGGTGATTGGACTAGTTAGTAATGCCAAACCCATAGTTCTAATTGCAGTTGTAATTATTGGCATTGCAATTGAGGTAAAAGTAAGAGCGGTTCTAAAAGCAATTAATGCACCTTGTGCTATCAGGAATGGAGCTTTTATCCAAGTAAGAGCATAGCCAAGACCAACAGTTGCAATTTTAAGACCAATCAAACCAGTGATTGCCATTCCAATATATTTTGTAGTGACAGGAAATTTTTCTGCGAGGTTGCTCACCTTTAATGCAAAATCAGCAACTGTTCTGGCGCTAGTAGAAATTGCCGGAAGTAGAGTATTCCCTAATGAAATTCCAACTGATTCAATTGATGAATCTAATTCTCTAAATGCACCAACGGCGGTATCATTTAAGCGATCAGCAATATTTTTAGCAGTGCCAGAAGAGTTTTTTATTTTATCTAAAACCTGATCAACACTGCCAGTTTCATCGGATTTTTTGTCAAAGGCTTTGAAGATGTTTAAAGCACCCGAAGTGGCATAAGTTCCAAAAATATCTTTTACTGCGCCAATTCTTTTATCGTCAGAAAGATTTCTTGTGGCTTTGTGAAGATCGCGTAAAATATCAATCATTGAGCGCATTTTGCCTTTGTCAAAAATCTTAACACCAAGACCTTTCAATCTTGTTTGAGCCAGCAATGCTTCTTTGGCGACATCGGGCATTTCTTCGGCGGAGATTTGCATTTCATCACGCATTTTGCCAAGAGCTTTTGCACCAGCTCTTGCGGGTGCTGCAAGGCGCAAATATGCTGACCTAAGCATCGTTCCTGCCATACTGGCTTCAATTCCGGCATTTCCTAAAACTCCAGCGAGCGCTGCCGTTTCTTCTAACGTTCCACCAACTGAAGCTGCGGCGGGAGCTACAAATTTCATAGTTTCACCTAAAGTTCTTACATCAGTGCTGGTGGCAACTGCGGCTTGTGCTAAAACATCCGAAGCTCTGCCGGCATCTTCGGCTTTCATGCCAAAGCTGTTGAGAATATTGGAAACAATTTTGGCGGATTCGCCAAGTTCCATATTGTCAGCTATGGCAAGATTCAAAATTGCTGGAGTTGCAGCTAAAATCTGATTGGTAGTAAAGCCCGACATTCCAAGCAGCTGCATTGCTTTTGCGGCTTCTGTGGAGGTATATTGAGTGGTGTTGCCAAGCTCTCTGGCTTTTGCTGTTAGCTTTTTAAAACCTTCAGAATTTGCCGCCTCTTCAGTAACGGCGCCAACACGAGCCATAGCAAACTCAAAATCTACCGCTGGTTTGACTGCTTTATATAATATGCCACCAAGCGCAACTGCATCAACCATCTGTCCACGATAATTGGCGCGATTGCTTAAGTTTTGTGATTTGGCATCGGCATTAGCTTGAAGTGCAGCTTGTCTCTTTTTTAAAGTTTCGAGAGTCTTTCCTAAAACCTGTTGTTGTTGATTTAAGTTTTTGAAATCAACGCCAGTAGCACTTAAGGCTTTACCCATTTCGCGCGTTGCTTGCGCTGACTCCATGAAAGCGGTTTTTGCTCTTTGTGCAGCCGTCTCTGCCTTACGAAAATTGTTCTGAAGCTCTTTAGAAGGTTTGTCCATTTTGCTGATTTCCGTGCTTAAAAGATTCAGCTTTTGCTTCGCTTCCTGATATGCGAGAGATGCTTCTTTTGTGGCGCGCGATGATTTTCTGAAAGCCTCAATTTCTCCTGCTTTATCATTAACCTTTTTGATTGCATCACCAAGTGCAGAGAGCTGTTTATTCGCTCCGCTGAAAGAATCTCGGAATGATTTTCCCAAATCAGCACCGATTAAAATCGATACGGCAGCGTGAGTTGAGTTGGTCATATTTTTATTTCGGAGTATTCTTTATGAACATCAATTGCGGCATCAAAGAAGAGTGAGAAATCTTCTTCAGTCATTTCTGAGATTTCAGAAAGTTGCCAGTTGGTTATTTTCGAGAGGATGATTATTGCTTTTGTGACATCCCCTCGGAATTGAAAAAACCCAAATACACCTTTTGCAAATTTGAGTAATCAGCTTCATCGAGCTCCTCTATTACCTTCGGTTCAACTTCACAAAGATTGGCAAAAAGTCTGATTTCTTTTTCCTCATCAGAGGCGGTTTTCATTTTGGCGACCAAAAGACGATCTTTGATTTTTGAGCGTCTCATGGTTAAATTGGTGAAAGTTTCACCGGTTGCTTCAACCGGATATTTAAGTTCAACTGTGTGCATATTTTTTGTTAAATGAAGATTTCTATAAAAGTGATTCCAGGCGCCAAACAAAACGAAATTGCTGAAGGTGGTTTTGATGAATCGGGCGCAAGAATATTGAAGGTAAGAGTCAACCAACCACCAGAAGATGGAAAAGCCAACAAGGCGGCAATTGAGCTGTTAGCAAAATATTTAAAAGTGAAGAAAAGCGCGGTTTCTATAATCTCTGGCGAAACTTCGCGAAATAAAATTATAGAAATTAAATTGGATTAAATTCCTAACGCCTTGCGAACATCAACCAGCTTGTCCTGACCACCAATTTTTCTAGTCATGTTGTCGATATCGATTTCGATGAGCTGCTGACCATCAATTTCAAGTGAGTAATAACGGCAAGCGATAGTGCATTGCAGCGTTCCTTTTTCTCCTGCTGATATTTTTCCCATATCCATTTCGGTATACATACCGCGCAGCTTGATTATGATTGGTGAAACTGTGGTGTCGTCTTGTAAAGCGCCACGAATGGTTACAGCAACGGCATTGCCACTAACCAGACCAAATTGCTTCAAAACATCTTTGTCATACTCAAGAAGCGTGAACGAGCCTTCGAGTTTTTCGACACCCATATCAACCATCACCGGAGAGTCCATGCCGCCAGCACGGAACTCTTCAGTTTTGATGTTTAATTTTGGCGGATTTACTTCTTCAACTTTGCCCACATAGCCACGGCCATCAATGAACAAATTGAAGTTCTTTAAAATTTTAGGAATCATGTTTGTTTGCTATTTTTAGTTAGAAAAAAGTTCTTCGAGATACTCATCAGTCATTCTTGAGCGGAATGTGATGTGCTCTGCCGGATAAGGTGGAGTAAAGTCAAAATCGAAAGTGATTTTGCCTTGAGAGATTTGACTTGGAGTGTTTAGTTCAGGGTTAATAAACGCATTTCCATCGATGATTGCCTGAATGCTTTTGAGGTAGCGTAGATAACCATTAACGCCTTCTAAAACATCTTCGATGTAAGTTTTAGTGATATTGCGATCCACCGCCCACAAGTGAGCTCTTAAGAGTGAATCATTAATCATGTCCGCCGTCCTTCTGCTTTGTAGAAATGCCCACTTTGCATCTGCTGAAGTAGTTCTATTTCCCCAAAGCCTGAAGCCATCCTGCTGAATGATGGTGGCGATCTTATTTTCGTTTAAGTAGTTGGCTGTGCAGTTGGTATCGCCTAAAGCAAAATCAATTGGCTTGGAAATTCCAACAATGCCATTAATCACCATGTTTGATGGCGACCACCAAAAACCGCGCTCATTATCTGATTTAGCAATAAGGCCAGCAACTCTTGCAGAAGAAGGTTGTGCAGCAATTGTGTTGTTTGCAGTGTTTAAAACTTTCACCCATGGAAACACTGGATAAATTCTTGGACTGCCCCAGTCATTAGCGTAATTGACGGCATCAGTTTTGTTGGTATTTGGGCAGTCAGCGATAATTACTGCTCTTAGCCTCTCGGCAACAGTTAGAAGTTCAGCAGCCACAGGATTTGCTAAAGGTTCATCATCTTCATCAAGAGGTGTTTGATGAGTGAATCCTGGAGCGATCAAAATTCTTGGTGTTACGGCGACTTCTGACTGTGCGGCAAGAAGTGCTGAAACGCCTTTATATTTGCCAGTAGCTTCATCAACGCCGCCAATAATATCGCTTAGGGTGATTTTAGTTGGATCAAGAACTCCGGAAGTTTTATGAGCTGAGTTATCGGGATCAGCAACATTGATCACCACAACCATTGCACCAGTCTGTTTGAATATCGCATCAAGCGCCGATGGAATACTGAAATTGGCATCAGAGCCAAAAATCGTAACAGCTTCCGCTGGAGAACCTAAAATCAAAGTCGGTGTATTTACTGGTCCTTTGGAAGCCGTTCCAACAAGTCCGATTACTGAAGATTTAACTGTTTGTATAGGGCGCGCACCATCATCTATTTCGATGATTTCTACGCCATGTAGAAATTGCTCGGTCATATTTTATTTTAAGTTTGTTAAGAAAGTTTTTTAGAAAATTTGGGTCGCTGTGTAGCTAGATTTCTGAATTTGCCGTCCAGTGAAAATAAGCATCAGGATAAGTGGCTTGAGTGGCATTACTTCCCGCAGTCCACTTACTGGTTCCAACTTCTTCGTAGAGAACATTTGTGGTATTTGACGCTCCCCATCCAAAAGCTATCTGACCAGCAGCTCCGCTTACAGGGTTGTAATAAGTGATTGTTGGCAATGCTCTTTTTGGAACTTTGAAAAAAATATTTTGTCTGAAGGCAACATTCGTAACTGGAAAAGCTCTGGCATTTCCGCTGTTATTGGCAACTGCTCCAGGAGGATCAGCAATGTCATAACTTTTTTCGTAATAACGCTGACAAAGTAAAAGCTCTTGTGGAAATGCTCTTTGTTCAAATGGCGTGGCAATTGATCCAGCTTCAACCTGAACACCGCAAAGTCTGAAGTTATTTGCCGCGTTGTCGCAAGCATTGACCTGATTTGCCGTAGCTGATTTGTCGCCAGTTTGCCAAGCTCCTGCGGTGGTTTGCCTATCTGAACCAATAGCCAGCGAAAATTCTACAACTAAACCGATGCCATTGCCATAATCCCAACTTCCAGCACTTGGTGAAGCAGCAACATTTACAGTTTTAAATTCCCAAGTATCAGCAGCGTTAATGACATATTCCGCGACGTAAGATCTGTCAAAACCAGCATTGCTAAATCCAACGCAATAAATGCCGATTTTGGTTGCCTTAACCCAAAAAGAAATTGTGAAGCCTTTTTGCGCTAAAGGTAAAAAATTATAGCCCTCGATTCTTTGGGCGATTAAGCAATGGTCTGAAGCGCCAATTGCTGAATCGATAGTTTGGCAATCAACCAAAAGTGAATAATTAAAGACTCGTCCAGCTTGGGCAAATGTTGGCACGTCGCTTGAGCGCGAAACGTCATGAACCATGGTGCCAGATTTGTGATATATCCAGCGATCAGCAATGTAAGTTCCGCCAACAACGCCAATGAAAGAAGTTCCTCTTTGCCAAATGTTGAAATCGCCATTGATGATGGCATTTCTGTTGGAAAACAAATCAGCCGCTGCCATAGCGCCAGCGCCAGTAAAAAATGGAATTTTACTTGCTGCTCCGGTTAATCCAGCAAGTGCTGCAAGATTGGCAGCGAATGCCTGAATATTAGTGCCGATTACCAATCCAAGATTATTTCGTGCCTGAGCTGCATCAGCTACATCAGAAAGATTTGATGCCTTGGCTAATTTTTGTGCGATGGCAGCAAAAACATTGGTCGAAAAATTTGGATCATAATTCAGATTTTCAGACTGAACAAGATTGAATTGCGGAGAGCTGGCAAATGCCAGAATCATTCTAATGTATAATTTTTTCCCTGAGCCGCTTGGTAAATTTGGTTTGAAAGTTTCAGGAAATTTTCCGATGGCAAATAAAGCTCCGCTTGCATCAAAAATCCCTACTTCACGCACATAAAACGGACCAACTGTTTCATTAATAACCGCTTCAACGATTAATTGATTTGGATTACTTCCATCAATTTGGGCGTAAGTTAAAGTTGTTCTGTGGCGTTCATTTTGCAGAGCTGTTGCGGTTGCGGTCGGATTATATGAAGTGCCGTTTGAATCTCCGACTGCAAGGTGAGTGAGATTTATTGGCGCACCACCAAGACTTGCCGCAGCGTGTTTTGCCAAACCGCTGTTGGTTATAATGCTGTAGTATTCCTGAGTCATTTATTGTTGGTTTTCTACCAAGAGATCGCTTCTACTTCTTCGATTGTTTTCGCTAAATTTATCTTTTCTTCGGTTGCCTTGGTCTTGCTGTAGTTATCATCATTTCTTTTGGTCATGAGTTGATGCAAAGATTTAGCAATTTCTGGAGTCAGTTCCACTGTGATCTGATTGCCGTTTGTATTCTTTGTAAAATATGGCATCGCGCCAATATTTAAGACTCTTGAAATAATTGAATCCGGATCAGAGGAAGGGTTTGTTTGATGTCTGTTAGTGTAAAAAAGAAAGTCAGAAGTTTTTTTGGTTTTTTTGCCTAAATCATTAATCAGAAAAGCTTTGTTACCGATAATTGGTTCAATATTTTTTTGATCACGAATTGCCTTGATTTCTGAGGTCTTTTTCTTCTTTGCTTCATTAAGCAATTCTTCATCTGATTTGAGGCTTTGTCTGAACTTTTTTGAGACATAAAACCAGCCAACTTGCACAGACTCATTACATTTAACCCATTTCAGAGGTTTTGCGACAGGAAATTTTTTGTCTGCAATTTCAACTACGTTGTTTTCAGAAATTAATGCGAACATTTTTTTATATTAGTTCATAAACAATAACGATACCGCTTCCGCCATTACCAGGGGCAACTGCAGCTGATGTCCAAGATCCACCACCACCTCCAGAACCAGTATTTGCTTTTGCAGAAACATCAGTTGATGAAAGTCCACCCCCGGCATTACCAATGCCATTACCTCCAAATCTGGAAGCCCCACCAATTCCACCACTATCACCAGTTGCACCCATTGGCATTGAATTTGCTCCAGCTGTTCCTTTGAGGTTTAAAATATTTCCACCCGACCCTTGACCACCAGCTGCACCATACCAAATGTTTCCATAATTGCCGCCAGTTGCAGTCAATAAAGAACCAAAAGAACTGGTTCCACCAGCTCCACCTCCACCTGGTCCACCGATAGTTACTATTTCGGAAGATGATGGATTGCTTATCAAAGAAAGAGCATAGCCACCAGCACCTCCGCCACCACCAGCATAAGAACTCGCAAGTCCATTACGACCGCCACCGCCACCACCTTGAACTTCAACAATTATAGCATTGATGCCAGTTGGCTTTGTCCATGTGCCAGATGACGTAAAAACTTGAACGCTTTTGAGCTGGTATCCTTTTTCAATTAAGGACATCAATCCAACTCCACTGAAATATGGTATCTTGTTTGCAGATCCAACCAATCCTGCTAAAGCAGCAAGATTTGCAGCATATGCTTGAACATTAGTGCCAATCGCTAATCCAAGATTTGTTCTTGCTTGAACAGCATCAGAAACATCAGAAAGGTTTTGTGATTTTACTAGCTTTTGAGTTAGCGCGGTGTCGATGGTTGCAATAGCCTCATTGAGGTTAGCAAGAGCGTTATTTACATCAGTTGAAAAATTCGGATCGTTATTGATGTCGTCAGAAATTATCAGCTCAACATTTGGTGAGCTGGCAAAGCCAAGAATCATTCTGATATAAAGGCGTTTGCCTGAACCTGCTGGCAAGTCCGGTTTGAAAGTTTCTGGATATTTCCCGATGGCAAATAAAGTTCCTGCGGAATCAAAAATCCCAACTTCGCGAATATAAAACGGTCCAACTGTTTCATTGATTACCGCTTCAACAATCAGCTGATTTGGATTATTTTCATCAATTACAACGTGAGTGAGTGTTGTGCGATATCTTTCATTTTGTAGAGCTGTCGCAGCACCTGTTGGATTGTATGAAGCATCGCCAACTGCAAGATGCGTAAGATTTACAAGCGACCCACCAGGAGCATTTGCCGCAGCGTTTTTTAGTAAGCCTGCGTTTGTTATGATGCTGTAATATTGCTGGGTCATTAATCACTTATTCTTCCAATTGGATTTCTTCTAACTCTTCGATGCTTTGCGCGTTATTTATCGTTTCTTCTATTGAGCCGCTGACTTTGTAGTTGTTGTCGTTACGCTCAAAAATTCTTTGTTTTAACAATGCTGCAATTTCAGCCGTGAGTTCGATTGTTATTTTTTTACCTTCTAAATCTTTGGTAAAATAAGGCATTGATCCAAGCTCTATCGCTCTTGAAATTATCGACTCAGAATCGGATGCAGGATTTGATTGATGCCTATTGGTATAAAACACGAAATATGATTCTTGAGCGGTTTTGTTACCTTCATCATCAATCAAAAATGCTTTGTAATCAGTAAGTGGAGCTGTGTTTTTCTGATCACGAATTAATTTTATCTGCGAGATTTTTTGCAGCTTTAGTTGCGGCAGCTGATCTTCTTTTTCTGCAACTCCACCATCGGCAATCCATTTTTGAATCCTTTGATAGTCTGAGTTATCAGGATTTTTTGGAACTGCGATTGAGTCGTTAACCAAGTAGATTTTTTCTAGTTCTTTAACTTTTTGAATTTGCATTTTTCTTTATAGTTCGGCGTTGGCTGTCCAATGATAATAAAGCTCTGATAATGTTGTTGTTGCAGAAGGAGCATTGGTAAAAGAGCCTTCACCAATATCTCCAACTGTGCAGTTGGTGTCAGTCGTATTGCTTGCTACGCGTATTTTACCAGTTGCGCCAGTTGAAACGCTGTAAGAGGTAACTGCTGGAGTAGCCCTTTTTGCTACTTTGAAATAAGAAGTGGTTCTGTTGCCCTGAGTGTTTTGATTTGTATAACAGTGGCAACCAGCAGAAGTTATGCTTCCCGGTGCTGTTCCTAAGTCGTAGCTTTTTTCATAATATCTTTGGCACAGCTCTGATTCTTCTTTGAAGCTTCTATTTTCAAAGTCGGTGGCAACCAGGCCAGTTTCTAATTGAATGCCACAGAGTCTGAAATTATTGGCAGCGTTATCGCAGGCATTTACTTGGTTTGCGGTGGCAAAGTAAGCGCCAGTTTGCCAGACGTCTTTTGTGGTTTGGCTGTTTGAGCCTGCCGCTAAAACAAAACCAACTCTTAAGCCAACGCCGTTGGTATAATTCCAAGCTCCTGCAGTTGGCGAAGCGGCAATTGTGATAGTTTTAAATTCCCAAGTGTCTGAGGCGTTGATTGCGTATTCAGCGATGTAGCTGCGATCGTTGATTGAGTTGGCTAAATAAACGCAGTAGATGCCTATTTTGGTTGCTTTAACCCAAAAGGATAAAGTCATGACTTTTTGCGCTAATGGCAAAAAGTTGTAGCCTTCGATTGGCGTTTCGTAGATACACAAATCTGTAGCACCAATTGAAGAATCAATAGTTTGGCAATCAATCAAAGCAGAATAGTTGAAGCCGCGACCAGCTTGAGCGATTGTTGGCGTGTCGCTTGAGCGACTAACATCATGGGTCATTGCGCCGCTTCGATTGTAATAAAATCGATCTGCAGTGTAAGCAACTCCAGTCAATCCAACAAAAGAAACTCCGCGCTGCCAAATGTTGAAGTCGCCATTGATGATTGCATTTTTATTGGAGAACAGACCAACATTTGCCATTGCGCCTGCGGCGGTGAAGTAAGGAATTTTTTTTGCGGCGCCAGTAAGTCCGGCAAGTGCAGCTAAATTTGTAGCGAAAGCCTGAACATCAACTCCGATGTGTAAGCCAAGATTATTTCTTGCTTGTACTGCATCGGCAACGTCAAAGAGATTTTGTGCTTTTGCTAACTTTTGAGCTAGAGCGGTATTAAGAGCTGTAAGTCCAGAATTTATGTCATCAATTGCTGCTAAAACATTCGCATTGAAATTCGGATCGTTGTTTAAATCTTCTGATTGAATCAGGCTAACTTCTGGGGCATTTGTGAACCCCAAAATCATTCTGATATAAAGCCTTTTTCCCGATCCAGTTGCTGTTGTTGATTTGAAAGTTTCAGGATATTTGCCAATGGCAAAAAGCTCTCCATCTTCATCAAAAATTCCAACTTCGCGAATGTAAAAAGAACCAACTTCTTCACTGACAACTGCTTCAACAATCAGCTGATTTGGATTGGTTTCATCAATTGCTACGTGAGTTAAGGTAGTGCGATAAACTTCATTGACTAAGGCAGTTTGCGCGCCGTTTGGATTGTAACTCGTGCCATTTGAATCACCAACAGCTAGGTGAGTTAAATTTACTTGTGTGGCTCCTGAAATTCTTGCTGCCGCTTCCTTCAACAGACCATTATTGGTAATAATGCTGTAGTAGCTTTGTGTCATGTCAGCGGATAAATCGTAGTAATTTCTTTAGTGATAAAAAATGCACCCAAAGTTGGTGCGTCTGATTGATTTTCTAATTCGTCATCGTGATCAAAAATCACGGGATTGAGCGAAGTAACTTCTTTTGAAATAATGATGCTGCCGATGCTCACCAAGCCCATTTCGGCTGAGAGATAAGCTCTCAGGCTTTCAAGATGCGATCTGGCATTTTTGGTGCTTTCAATAACTTTTTGAACTTGCGGTAAAACATTCACATCAAAGCCAGGTTCTCTGACATCGAAAAACACCCTGAAAAAATAAGGATTAGCGCCGTATTCAAACCATTCTTCAACCTTAACATTTTCGTAGTTGAAGGCTTGTAGTGCCTTCTTTAAAGCGCCGATCGTTCCTTTTTTTCTGTGAACTTCGACACTTGCCTTGATAACATTGCGGCGAATTTGTTCTGACCAGCTATCACTCCAATCATCAACTGATAATGCCCAAGCAAGCCAAGGCAGAATATGAGCAGGTGCAAGGTCAGGATTTACCACATAACGATTTAGCGTTGGCAGATCAAAAGAATCGCCAAATACACTTTCCAAATCTCTCAGTAATTGGCTCGCGTTTGGCGGCAATAAAGATTGATTATTTTCGTCACTCATCAACTACGATCGAGATTGTTTTACTGTTACAATAAGCTGCTTGCTCATCAGTTGTTACAACATCAGATGTCGGATGAATAAGTTGGACTTTTTTCACTCCGTCAACATGCAGTGCGTCATAAATTCCTGACACTGCCACCAGTTTTTCAATTGCATGTCTTTCATCTAAAAATTTATCCAGAGCTGCTCGCGCTTCGGTTTCAACAACTGCTGAAGATGGTCCGGAATAAACTGTGATTACTGCTTCAACAGAATAATTGATGATCTCAGCGCTTTGCACTGAGACCTGATCTGTGAGTGGTCTGACATCTTCTTCACTTAATTTTTCTAAAACGGCATCAATCAACTCTTCCGAGGCAACTCCATTTCCGGTTTTAGAAAGAATTGTCACCAAAACTTCACCAGGATTCGGACTTTTAACCGAAACTGATTTGATGTCGCTTGATGCAGAAAGTGCATGAAATGTGTAAGCACCAACTGATCCGGCATTGGTAAATGCTTCTGGCGCAAGCTGGATTCTTTGTCTTAACTGATCATCGCTTTCACCTTCAAGTTTTTGCACACCAAGAGGAGCACCTAAATTTTCTAGGTCGCTTCCAGTTGCATAAGCGAGCATTGTTGCTTTTGCTGCTTCATTGATGCGATTGCGTAGAAGCAATTCGCGATAAGCGCAAACCTCCAACATGATCATTGCTGGATCACTCTCAAGCAATGTTGAGTAAGTTGGATTTTTTTCTAAAAAATCACTTAAAATATCCTGAAAAATTTCTTCATAACTTAAGCTCTCAATTACCTTTGGTGCAGGTAATTTTGATAAATCAATTGCGGTAAAATTTCCCATCAGCTGCTGGTAATCGAAATATTTTCTAAAACTATTTTTTGTCCGTCTTTTACAAAACTGCCTTCAAGATCGATGACGATTTTTCCTTTATCGATGCTTTGCAGAGTTACTTGCTCAACTTCAAATCGTGGCTCCCAGATTGAAATTGCTTCAACAATGTCTGAGTAAATTTCTGCAATCAGTTCACCATTAATTGGTTGATCAATTCTTTCAAAAAGCCGAGAGCCATAGTCTCGGCGCATTACTCTTGAACCAATCGGTGTGCTCAAAATATTTGCGATCGACTGTTTGATGTGAGCAATTTCTGAAATTTTTTTGCCGGTATTTACATTCATGTTGCTTTGACTTTGCTTGATCCCCCAATGATCGGCCATTCACCAGCAGAAGAACCTGAATCAATTTTTACTTTATCGCCAACTCGAGCGACTGCATTTCCGCCACTACCACCAAGATCAACATTTCCTTTTAAGGTGATGTTTGCGGCTTCAATTTGTGCGTTTCCTGCAACTTTGATGTTGGCGCTTCCTTTGATATCGAGAGTCAAATTTCCACCGGCACGATCAAAGGAAATTTTCGAACCATCCCCAAAAGTAATGCTTTGAATATTGCCGGAATTTTCGGGAGCTGATCCGCGATAAAGTGATGGAAAAATCACTCCCTGATTTAACTCTCCACAAGGAGATAAAATCATCACTTGCTCGTCAATTTCGGGGGGATTCCAGTCTTTGTTGTTGCCGCTATTTGAAGTAATCCAAGGCAACCAATCGGTTTCTAAATCACCGATTTTTACTCGCGCTTTTGCTGTTTCATAATTGATCGCAAATATCTGTCCCAAGCGAATGATATTTGCGAGTCTTCGTGCAAGATCGTTTAAATTAAATCCGTCTTTTTCATCGAAGTTCATTGATCATTTTTCTTGGATTTTTTGTTTCCTTTATCGCTGTTTTTTTCTTCAGAATTTTCTTCAGTTTTTTCCGCTACGACATCATCTTTTTTGCGGTGAATTTTTAACGCTTTTCCGTTGGTTAAAAAGTTGATTGCCCGCTTTTCTTCAAGCTCAACAATTTGTCCTTTTTTGTAATCTTGATGGTCGGTGATGAATTGAATTTTTACTAATTTACTCATAGGAAATTTGCCTCAATTTCAGTTGGTATTGTGCCTGAATTGTCAGGCTCTTTGCTTGTTGTATAATAGGTAATCGTGTAGGTAAGCCTTACAGCCCCATAGATTTTACTGCCATCAATTGCGATGTCGATTTCGGTATATTTCAATTTCAAAACATCTGCTTTTCTTGTTGGCATTTCCCATCCATCAAAAGCATTTTCAATTTGCTCGGCGATTTTATCGAGCGCGGTATCAACTTCTTCACCGCCCAAAACAACAGCTTCAAAAGCAATATCTAACTCTCTTTTTGTTGCACCAAAACCGTCACTTGCAAATCTTTCTTCAATGACATTTTCGTTTCGTGCATAAACTAAAATCGCCGGCAGAAACTGGTCGAATAAAGGTTTTGATCTGCTGCCGTAAATTTTATCCTCTGCATCGGTTGGAAAAACATCATCAACTTTTATCTTCAATCTATCGACCAAAGCATCTCTAATCGCTGTTCGCGGGTGACTCATGTAAAATTAACTTTTTGCTTCCTGGTATGTGCTGCTGAATGTCGATGATTTGATATCGGATGTTTTCAACTTCGACAAAATCACCTTGATTTGCTTTGGAATAATCTGGTGGCATCGAAACATCGCGGACGAATAAAACGATTTCGTTAGAGCTGATTTCCACCTCAGAAGAATCAGCTTTTACGCCTTTGTAATCCTTGTGAAAATCACCTTTGATTACAAAGGAATCGAAATTGTTATTCGCCGGAATGTAAGTTGCTTCTCGCCCAAAAATTTCAACGCATGGCTTATTGATGAAGTTGTCGAAATCTAACATAAGTCTTCTTTAAGAAGCGTTATCCGAGACATTCGCGCCATTGTCAGATTGTTTCTTCTCTGAGCTTTCTTCATCTTCGTTGGCGTTATCATCACTTTCATTTTTCTTGATAAGTTCCGCCAATATTTTTTCAGCTTCATCTTTTTTAATTGGTTTTGGAGTTAATAAATTTTTCTCCGCATCAAAGACATTGTATTTGCCAAAGCTAATATGCTGGATGCAGGGATATTCTGTCGGCACTTCTGGTTTGTTGCCGTCAGGTTTTTTGTCAGAAATTTCTTTTAGATTTTCCAAAAGAGATTTTGTTAAAGACTCAGGCGAGATGGTGATTTTCTCGCCTTGTTTGAATTGCACTGGTTCAACAACTTCAAAGATGTCTTTTCTTTTGTTTTTTAAAGAAGTTGCGCGGCTTTCGGCTTGGCTTTCTGAAAGTTTTAATTCAGTGCCAATGCCAAAAGTTATGTGCTTTCCTGTTACTTCGTAAGTTTGCATGATTCGCCTCCATTAAGATTTAATCAGCTTCACCTGACAGGCATGTTGCCAATATCCATAGCCAACATTTCTCCAGGTATCCACGCCGTATTGATGCTTATCGTGAGTGAATTCCAACTCTGAACCTTCAGCAATCGCTTTGACTTTAACACCTTCTTCCTCTTGTCGGATGAAAGGTTTGATCGCGCTGTCAGTTCTGAAAATTGCGAACTTGTCAGTCCAAGGAAGCCGAGGATTTTGCGCTACAGTGATATTAAGCTCGTTCATAACTTTAAGTGAGTTAGTGCTACCACCAACAGTCAGAGGAACAGCAACTGCAGCTTGAGCAATGAACCACATTGGAGTTGGAACCACGATTAAAAAATTAGTCGCATTTTCGTTCATCGGTTCACCTTGATCATCTTTAAAAGACAAAATTTGCTGAATGCCTTTTAAAGCTGCTAAACGAAATGCAGCCTCGCTTGGAGAGATTGCGACACCAACTTTTCCACCATCAATCTGATCAACAAATGCAGTTAGATCGACTTGGATTTTATTGCTTTGCGCGCCGCTTTTTCCCTCAAGGTGATCGGTATCGAAGAAATACTGTCCATCGTAGCAAACTGTGCTTTCAGCATTATTGATCAGCTTAGAAAGAATTTGCGCCCAATGTGCATTTGTGCGGTCAGCAAATTCATTAATTCTGACTTTGATTTGACCGGTTTTATCACGGCGTAAATCCTTCACATTGATTTCTAAAGTGCCTTCAAAGTGCTTGTTTTCGATAGTCAGACCATTGGTTAAAAAACCTTTTGCTTGTCTACCGCCAACCCATTCACGCATCACTGGTGACTGTCCTAGCCATTTGTAAGTTTCACTTTCCTGATCAGAGGTGAAGTAATTTGAAATTGCGTCAATCCAATCCATGCCGGATTTTTGTTCGAGACGCTTGTAGTAAAGGCCAATAATAGCCCTTGATGATAATTCGTTTAGAGGCATAAAAATTTTTGATTTGAAGTTGTTAAAGTTACCTAAGCGGCTACAGGAGGAAGTGCGGCGACATCGAATTCAACTAGTGCTACGCCGCTTGAATCGATGCGTGAAATTTGACCGATATAAACTGCGTTCGTGTCGGATAATGTGAATGTGTTGTCATCAGTTGCATAAACTGATTTGCCGATATCACCAAGTGCGACACCAGAAATATCCAAAAGAATTGCACCACGCTTACGAACACGAACAGTTTTAATGCCATCTCCACCACCAGAATTATCGATTTTTTCATCGGCAAAACCGAGAAACTTATCACCATTCTGAATTGGTCTGGCATAGCCAGAAGAGTGTCCGCCAACGGCAGCGCCTTGATAAATGATTGATGAACCTTTAACCGGAACTTGGTTAATATCACCTAGCTCGTAGATACGATTTGAGTCTGTTGCTAATGCTGTCATGATAAGTTTTTATTTATTGTTAATTGAATCATGCAAATTACTCGCAGCTAAAGCTGCTGCGTCATTTGTCATGTTTTACCTCTTAGAATTTTGTGTTGATAAAATTTTTACCTGATTGTTTTCGCTCGCTTTTTTGAACGATAAAAAAGCGTCATAGTCATTGCCGAATTCAGATCTGAGTTTGGAATCATTTTGCCATTCAGCTTTGGCGCGATCTTCAAGCGGTGCGTCCTTATCAACTTTTGTTTTTTCCTGAGAGGTGCTTTCAAAACTCGGCTCAACTTTCGGCATTTCTTTCTCTGCCTCTTTTTGTGACTCGACATATTTCGTGCCGCGTTGTTTCTCTCTGGCCACAATTTGCAGAGCGAGTTTTTCAGCAGTCATGCCACCATCTTGCTTAGCTTTTGCTGTTAGGTCTTCATGACCTGCTAAAGCTGCTTCCTCAATTGCTAGAATCCTTTTTCGCTCGGCTTCAATTCCTTCATTAAAACCAGCTTTTTTTCCTTCTGCAAAAGAGCTTTCTTTTGTTTCGCTTCTGATTTTTTCAGAATTTTCCTTTGCCAATTTTTCAGCAATTTCAGGAAATTCTGATTTAATAAAATCCGCGTTAATCGCAGACCTCTCGATTGTTTCTTTATTCATAATTTTTTTATTTTTTTGAATGAATTGCAAATTACTCGAAGCCTCTGGCGAGGCTTCTCCGTCATTTGTGGACATAAATTTATTTTGTTTGTTGGTTGAAATTTTTTGATTTAACTCGGTCAAGACTTCTTCGTAACTTCCAAGAGAATCAGCCATGCCGCTTGCAACTGCGTTTTTTCCGATCAGCACTCCGCCTTGTCCGAAATCATTTTTTACTGTGTTAACAGTGACGTTTCGGTAACGCGCAATCGCTTCAATAAACTGCGATTCAAGATCGTTGAGTTCGCGTTTTATCTCAGCCATGCCTTCCTCTGTTCGTGGATCAGGTCGCTTTTGTTTGGCGTTGCTTGAAACTATCTCGATGTTTTTGTAGCCTTCAGAATCAGGCTGCTCTTGCACCGGAATTGTTGTGACAACACCAATACTTCCCAAAAGTGCCGAAGGATTAGCGATAATTTTTTCCGTTGCTGATGCGATCCAATAAGCTGCTGATGAACAGTTCCTACCGACATAACTCCAGATTGGTTTCTTGCCTCGTGCCTTGAAAATAGCGTCCGCCATTTCTGATGGTCCGAGTGCAACTCCACCTGGTGAATCAATATCAAAAAGAATTGCTTTCACCTGATCGTCACCTAGTGCTACCTGAAAATCTTTTGCGAGATCGGCAAGAGAAGTGCCGCCAAAAAAGAAGCTGAAAAGATCGCTTCGGGCAGTGATTGGTCCGTAAAGCGGAATTATCGCCGTGCCGTCTCGAATCAGAACTGATCTCGTATTGCTTAATCGTCTTTCTGATTGAAATGAGAGCGATTTAATTTCGTCCAGGCGACATAAACTCTTCAAAATATCAGGCTCGATCGCCCAATATTTCGCGATTTTTAATAGGTCATGCATCGTTATTTTTTAGTTGGTTGTGAGGCTTGAATAACTTCCTTTGGAATGATTCCAGCTTCTTGTTTGAGGCGATATTCCTTAAGAATTTGCGGATATTTTCTCTCAAAATCGCCACCAGTTAAAATTGCTGTTTCTTCAGCGAGTGTGCTGACACCAATTTCAATTCTGGTTTGTGCTGCTCTTACTTCTTTTAACTGATCAATTTGCCCGCGTGGCGGTCCAATCCATTCAGCTCCCAAGTAAGCATTTTTTATTGTCGGATTGGCAAAAAAATTCGGTGCATTTAATTCGCCTTTTGCTACCGCTTCGGTGATAACCATTTCGTAAATCGGCTGACAGAGCTGGATTGATAGCCACTTGCGTCTGCTAGAAAAAAACTTCCATGCTTCAACTAAAGCCGCTTGAGCCGCTGAATAACTTGCTGTGAAATGTTTGATTAAAATTTCAAATGGCAATTCTAATGCTACACCAACTTGCCGCAATACCGCTTGCACAAAAGGGTCAAAGGCTTGGTTTGGTCTTTTTGGATCGGCGATTTCAATGTTTTCACCAGGCTGTAAATCAAGAATTGCGCCTGGTCCTAACTTATAATCTCCATCATCTCTTGCGCCACCTTCGGGTGGAGTCATTGATGCGAGTCCTTCTTCATCTTCTGATTTTACAAAAACCGTAAACATGGCTGACACAACAGCAGCCATAATTTCTGCCTCAGTGTAACGATCGAGTTGCTTAAGGCTTTCAATTACAGGTGCTAAATATGGAATGCCTCGCGTAAGTCCTGGTCTGGTTCTGCTGAAAATATGAAAGACCTGACGATTTCCGTATTTATCAAAAGCTGGAACTTTAACAAATTTTTTCTCTTTCTGGTTTTGGTAATCAGTTGGATGTTGATTACAAATTGAGTAAGAAATTGGTGCGCCGTCAGAGTCCATTTCAACGCCACCAGCAAGAGTTGCGCAGTCAGCTTTAAAATCAGTATTAGCAACGCGATCAGCTTCAACAATTTGCAGAGCAAGATTGATGTTTCTGTTTGGTCGCGGGGCATAGCGTTTAAGAATAAAAACATCGCCACTTTCAAGAACTGAACGCAAAACCAAGTTTTGAATTTCGCTAAAAGTTTGGCAGCGAGTAATATCGCAATCCTGATTTTCTGCCCAATTGCGAAATATTCGTTCGGCATTTCGTTCAAAAACATCAAACTCATCTTCGCTTTTGAAATAATCCTTAAGCACATCGCGATCTAAGTGCGACTGAACTTTAAGACCAGTTCCAACAACATTCGTGACAACTGTATTCACCGCACCACAAGCAAGCGGAGCGTTGCGAAGTAAATCACGCGATCTTTGGCGCAAATCTGGAAGATCAGGAAGCGTAATATTATCGGCAGAGCCATCAGTTGTATTCCAACTTGAAGTTTGTCTGCGATCGCGTCTTGCACCAGTATAACCACCAGCAATTGCTAATCTGGTTTTGGCTTCAAATCTTTTTAAACCCGCTTGTGGATTGACATAAGAGATGGCTTTATCCAACCAGTTTTCAGAAATTTTAGGAAATTTTCTCATACTGGAGTTGCGCCTCTAACCCTAATACCGCCGCGATTTTTTCTTTTGATTTGCACCAATAATCTTTTTTCACGTTGCTCAAGTGTAGCAAGATCAGCTTTTCTGACTTTCTGTCCGTTATACCACGCTTCTTGGGCGTTTAACAAAATGTCAGAAATTGCCTGTTGGACTTCTGTTAATTGCTCTTCAAGTGTTTTCACTTTTTAGTAAATTCCTTTGCTTCTTACTCTTCTAACCCGTTGAGGCGCTGTTGGTTGAATATTTTGAACCTGTTTATTTTCTGGTCGCAAATGAACTTCTTTGATTCGCTCAACTGCTTTATTTAGATCAAATTTCCAATTGCGAACCAAGCCGCGCAAAGCTGCAAAAGCATAAACTCTGCAATCGAGTGCTTCGGTTTTCGCTCCTTCACGGCGCGGTGTCCATTCTCGGACGGGTCTGCCTTTGGCATATTTGGTTTTGACGATTTCTGAGGTAACTTGTGCAAACCATTCTGCATCACGCTCCATTGGAAAGTGCCAGTAACCAGCACCTTCTTCAGCGATGCGAAGTCTTTGCATCAGAGTTTCTTTGGCATCGTTTACACCAATCACATAAACTGGTTTTTTTAATCTTTTGTTTTGGCTGGCACGAGGTGGCCAGATTGGAACTCCCGCACCAGAAGAACTTCCTTTGATGGCAAAAACCTTTTTGTGTCTACGCGCGTCACAGTAGTTGATAACATGATCCGTATAGTGACCACCGCTATCGATACAAATCGCTGCAATTGGAAAATTTGGCAATTCTCTTTGATGCTCAAAAGTTGTTTCCAAAATTTTATCAAGGTCATTCCAGAGATGCGGTGTTGATGGGTCGCCATAAATTACTTGGTAATCAAGTGACCAACTTTCTTCGTCGCGTCCCCAGCCAACAATTTCAATCTCCAGACGATTGTCTTGGACATCCACGCCAGCGGTAATGATGGCGATGTTTTTGAATAATCTGGTGCCAAAATTTTCGCGGCGCTTCATTAATCCAGTTGGATCAATAACTTCTCCCGCCATGTCTTCCCAAGTTTCTGCGAGTTTGGTGTTCGTCCAAACCTGAAGCCTCGGTGGGTCTTTGTGAACCTCTGAAAATTCCTGCGCAATATCACCAAAACTTGTCCAGCCATGCGGGCTGTAAAGTGATGACAGATGGAAAGAAATTGTTTTATTGTTGGTGTTCGGGTTGGTTGCTACCCATTTACCTTGTCGTAAAATTTCTGCTTTTTGGTGATCTTCCCAAACGCTGCCACATTTTTCGCAGGCGTAATAAGCAGATTCCGGTTTGCCTTTCGGCCATTTTATTTGCGCCCATTTAAGAGTTTGAAACTCACCACAATCAGGGCATGGCACAAAATAATAACGCTGATCGCCTTCCAAAAATGCAGCTTCAATCCGACTAAAATTTTTGATTGTCGGAGTAGATATCATGAAAATTTTGCGATTGCTAAAAGTAGCAGTTCTTTGAATCGCAAGATTTACCGGATCACCTTCACCAGCTGCATCATCAGGGTAGCCGTCAACTTCATCGAGAAATAAATATCGAATCGGCATTGAGCGTAAACCAACAGCAGAATTCGCGCCAGTCATCACCAGAACTCCGCCTGGAAATTCCTTCATCAAAATTGTATTGCCGCTATCTCTGGCGCGTGGGTCTTTTACTTTTTCCTTTAATGCGGGGCAATTTTCTATTGCTGGATCAATCCTCATTTTTGAGGTGCGTTTCGCAGTCTCAACTGTCGGATTCACAATCAACATTGGTCCTGGTGCGTGATGGATTACAAAGCCCATCCAGTTATTCCCACATTCAGTTCCACCAATTTGCGCGCCTTTCATGAAGACAACTTTTTCGCAAGGATTACTTGGCGATAAGCAATCCATTATTTCTTTCAAATAAGGAGTGCGATCCGTTCTCCACGGCCCAGGTTCTGCTGAAGAAATACTGCTTAAGATGCGGTGATTATCAGCCCATGATGATACTGTAAAATTCGGGTCTGGCTTTAAGCCTTCACAGTGATTTTGAAGGTAAATGTCATCATAGTTTTTCATGAACTTTTGATAGCTCTTCCAAGGCTTTAATCAACTCGGCTTTTAAAATTTCTTTCATCTCAAAAATGTTGGTCTTGCCAACAAGCTGAGGAATAACTCGATCAGGAATGTTTAAAATACGATCTCTGGTCATTCGCGCAGCGTTGAACGCTGACACTTTAACATCATCTATCGAAATCAGCTTTTTTGATTCCTTTTCAAATTGAAGCCTAAGCAGTTTTGCGCCATAAGCCTCTTTAATCGCTCGGCTTTGCTGATAACTTGGTCCGTTTGTTGCGTTTGGTATTGAATTCTGGCTGTAATCGGGCTTTTCCTCAGTAAATACTGCCTTTATTTGTGCCGGATCAGTGTTTTGCCCCCATTCTTTATCAGCAGTTTTGGGATTTATTTTGCCATTTTTGCCCTTGCTGACTCTTCCTTGTCTGATTGCTTTTCTAACCGCCGCCTCGGTAACGCCGCGATGTCTGGCATATGCTCGAATCGAGAGTTCCATGTTTATTTGTCATCGTTTTGGTATTTCAAAACTTTTTTAAAATTGTTCAAAAAATCATCTTAATTGACTTGATAGTGATGCTTCTCCGAGCCATACTGGATAAGCCTCTATGAGGTTTTTCTTATTAATCAAAACAAGGAGTAAAATGCCAAAATATCCAAATATCGAAGTTAATCTTACCAACGAGGACGGAAACGCTTTTGCAATATTAGCTAGATGCAGAGTTGCAGCAAAAAAAGCAGGTCTGACAAAAGAAGAAATCGAAAACTTCACAAATGAAGCGGAAGAAGACGATTACGATCATCTTTTACAAGTTTGCCAGCGTTGGTTTAACTGCATTTAG